CCTTTTCTCCAGTAGCTGTGTAGTCAAATTCCACATCACCATCGACTTTATCGTAGAGATCGATGAATGCTTGCTTGGTTTCATCATCAAAACGATTGAGACAGATCTCAATAGCCTTCATCTTGTCGTTGAAGATGCTATAGGCACGAATGATGTGAACCAAACGACGAGTGGAGATGACTTCATCAATACCACCATCATAAAACGTCCTACGAATGATATCAGCCCAGTCAACAAGGTGTTTGATGAACTTGTCATCGTGACACCCAACTGATGCAGAGTGAAGACGAAGAAGTTTCTCCTCATTGGCAGGTGAAGGATAAGACTGCTCAAAGGTTACACAGAACCTTTCTAGGAAAGCCTCATTGAGAATGTTGGTACCAATGAACCGACCATCATCAGAACCCTTACCCTTAGTATTGGCAGTGGCGATGACGTTGAACCCACGCTTGGGGTGAACCATCTTACCAATCTTCTTCAGAAAGACACCTTTGCCTTCCAGGATAGATTGTAGACACAGGATTTTATTAGATGCCAGGTCAACCTCGTCTAGAAGGAGAACTGCTCCACGCTCAAGAGCCTCCACGACGGGTCCATTATGCCAGACAGTTTCGCCATTAACAAGACGAAACCCACCAATAAGATCATCCTCGTCAGTCTCAATTGTAATATTGACACGGATTAGTTCCCTATTTAGAGAGGCACAAGCCTGTTCCACAGATAACGTTTTACCGTTACCCGAAAGACCCGTAATAAACGTTGGATAAAAAAGATTGGACCGAAGAATCTTCTTGATATCATTGTGACTACCAAAAGCGACGAAGGTATCATCTTTTTCAGGAATAAGATTCTGTTCCACTGCGGGCATTGCTGCAGGTTGTTGGAACGTGTGTTCAAGTTGTTCAGTGGTGGTCAAGTCCCATTTACCACGACCGACTTTATGACCTTCCAACTTTTTTGTAACTGTTTGATAATTATTACCATTCATCGCACACCAAGCACGAACGTCACCAGAAGTAACCTGGTCACCATAAAGTGCCTGGAGAGATGAGATGATGTACTCTGGACTCAGTGCCATTTGTTCGAGACTCAACTGAACTTACTATAATCGATGTGTTCGGTTTCTTGGGCAATAACAACCAGTTCGTAAACTGTCTAAGCAATCAGTTCCACGAATTGGTTTAGAACTTTCTTATTTAGAGATTTGGAACGAAGAGACTTCATAAATGCACTCTTGATTTGAGTCTTGGATGCATCTTCCTGAACCTCAAACTCAGTATCATTGAAGAGAGAGTTGGTCAAAATACCAAAGTATTGATGATAACCAGCGTTAGGAATCATGCAGGATTTCTCTTTCCTAAACTTCTTCATTTGAACATCGGTTACTTCTCCATCCTGGTGTCTTGTCACAAACTGCCTCAGATCACGAGAATACATCAACCTAATACCAATGAAATTCACATCAGGAAATGTCTGGCGAAGATCATCCAGAAGAACTTTACTGAAATCATAGAAAGAAGAAGGAATGGCATAAGTGTATCCAGTCTTACGATTCCTGAGAAATGAACTTCCTGGGATGAGATGGCGTGTTCCCATTCTTTCCTTATCATGCATACTGGTATAAGGATAGTAGACAGGAAGTGGAGGTGCTTCACCATCAGTCAGAATGACACAATGAACTTTCTGACATTTGGTTTGTTTCTTGAACTCAGGAATCAATTTATGAAGACAAACGATTGTTTCATTCAGAGGAGTACCAGAGAGATAGTAAGGACCAGGAGCAATGTAAGAAACATTATGATCAAAGGCGTAAGCCAACCTCCAGATGTTTTTCAGTTGTTTATCCATCTCTGCCTTCTTTGTATTGGAAGTGAAGAAATGAAGAAGACTGAATTCATCATCAACCACTAAGTCATTTTGTTTTGCTTTGTGGTGATGGACGGGAAGTATTTGTTGATTGCGATAGTTGTAACTATTGGTAAAGGCATACACATCAAATGGAATCTGAACCTTCTTACAGAACCAGATCAGGTTATACAACTGCCTAATCGTATCCATCATACAATGAGCCATTGACCCAGACCAATCCAGAATAAAGATTAGTCCATGACTTTTACCATCAGGAATTACACTGATTTTCTTGAAGAGGTCTTCCTCATACTTGTAAGCGTGTAATTTAGAGCACTCCAGCACTCCAGTCCGACTAGAAGTAGAACGAGAATAAGAGTCAGCAGATTTACGACATTCGAATTCTTTGACAAGATAGTTCACCTCCTTCTGTGCTGAATTCTTGAATTGTTTGTAATCATCATCAACCTGACTGAAGTCAGCAGCTGCAGTTTGTTTCCTTCCATATGCATCAGTAAATTCCAAAGGTTTCAGTTGTTCTTCAAAGTAAGAACCAATCTCGCGGTGAACCCTTGAGTTTTTTATGACATATTCAGAAAGATCAATATCGGGAATCTCTGCATAGAGGGAACTACGACAAGCCCTATCGTCAATCAGTTCTTGAAGTTTGGATTCAAGATTCTTACCAGTTTGAATCTCAGGTTTTTTCTGTTGTTGACCTTGAGTGGGTTGTTGTTTCTTTTCACCTGGTTTGCCAGATTCAGGAGTCGAATTGGGGTCTGACTCTCCACTCTCATCCGATTCCAACTTTATTTCTTCTTTCTGTTTTGGAACTTCTTGGGTACAGAAATCAAACAAAACTCTTGCTGCGTGAAGAGTGTCTTCCCAAGTTTCTACTGATCCAACCAAATCAACAATGGGTTTCTCTTCTTCAGAGAAGGGAATACTCATATGGTTCCCACCTTTGAAGTACAGATTGATACGATCACCCAGATTGGTTTCTGGAAGTTCATTCTCTTCAATTCCAAAGAAGTTATCTTCTACCAGAGTTTTGTATCCATTGTAAAAAGTCTTACCCATTCCTGGATACTTTCTCTTCATCAGTTTCTCAATACGAACATCCTCAACTACATTGAGAAACTGGGGGTTTATATCTTGAGGTGGATCCACATTAGGAGTGTAGAGAGCATGACCCACTTCATGACCCACCAGAAGGTCATACACGATACTCGAAGCCCGTTTCCAGATGGGTAGAGTGAGAACCCTATTATTCACATCAAAGGATGCAGTAGTAGCCTGATGAGAGTTCTCCACAATCAAATCTTCAGTTGCCAACAACTTTGCCAGTTGTGATTTGATTTCTAGATCAATCATTTCTCTTTGACTCTTTGATCTCATCATACAACAAAACCCAGAGAATTTTCCTGGGTTCAACCAGTTGTTACACTGGCATAACCAAACCCCCTTGGAGTTGGAAGCTCCTCGGGGGCCTGTCGGTCGGTGTGTCCTCCCTTAAATTACTCGGTTAGAATGTGGCGACAGAACCTTTTTGCGTCGCTATCGTTTCCTCCCACCTCTGCCATACAGGAAAAGTAATCTGCTACGCGGTCGTTTAGATCCTCCATCCGCGGTTCTTCATGAATTTCCCAAGTGGCGAGCTCATTATAAGAAACAAGGTTTTTCATAGATGATTACCTCACTCATACTTTATTTAGTGAAGATAAGGGAATATTTCGAGTTTGTAATGAAGTATTGTTACTCCACTCTAGACTTCAACCTACTAAACCCTCTTATCTTCTCATATTCTAACACCTTCTCGAACTTTTCCTCAAGTCCAGATTTGTGCGAAATAACAAAGATATTGCAGTCCTTGATGGTGAATCTAATAATCTTTAGAAAATCCTCTGTACCAAAACCATCCAGAGAAGAATCAAACACTTCGTCCATAATCAACAGGTTGGTATTGACAGAGTTCTTGAACCTTGCCACCTCTCTCCAGGTGAACAGCAAAGCAAGGTCAATCCTCATCTTCTCACCCTCAGAGAATGATGAGTAAGTGAAGTCTTCATGAATGGGAGTTTCGATCGTTTCGTTGAACTCCTCATCCAACTTGAAGTTGATATAAAAATCCATCATCTGAAGATACTTGTTCACTGATTGATTGATCAGTGGCAAATACTTCTTGATGATCATTGCCTTGACTCCACCATCTTTCAGGAGATTGTAGGCAAAATCATGATAGAAAGTGTTCTCTTTCTTTTCTCCAACACTTTCCCATGTCTCTTGGAGTTTATCCTTGAAGTCCTCTAACTTTTCATGTTCAGTATTTCTGTTCTCAAGTTGCTCGGTAATTGTTTGAATTTCAGATTCCAGTTGTTTGATCTGTTGCTGACAACCAGAGATTCGAGTATTGTTTTGAGAAATGCCATGTAAAAGGTTAGTGACCTCTTTAGAAATTCTTTGGAAAGTGGACTCTCTCAACTCCTCGTTTTTAATTGCTTCCTCCAGTTCTTTGTAGCCCTGTTGGAGCGATTGTGCTTTATCTTGAGAGTCCTTAATCTTATTTATTCTAAACCCTTCTTCTATAGATTGTGTGCAGGTTGGGCAAGTAGTGTTATCCGTAAAGAACTTATGTTCTTTGACAAGATTAGAAATCTTCTGTGAGAGTTTACCCTTGACACTTCCAAACTCTCTCAGTTTCTTTGTAGCACCCTGAACCTCTTCGAGTTCCTTCTGAAGAGAAATAGATTCCGATTCAAGTTCATCATTCTCATGAACATATCCATCTACACTTGATAGAAGAGCTGTAATCTTTTCCTTCTTCTGAGTGATGTTTGCTTTACCTCTCTTCTCCAACTCCTCAATAAAGTTCTTCTGCATCTCAACCTTATCTTTGAGATTCTCTTTCTTGAGATCCAGAGTTCTCATCTCTTCTTTCAAAGAACGAATCTTATCCTTGATGAGGACATTCATAGAAGAGAAGATACGAATGTCTAGAAGGTCCTCTACCACCTCTCTGCGGGAGTTGACAGGGAGTTGCATGAAAGGCACAAAGGAACTACTACCCAGGATTACAATCTGAGTAAATGACTTGTAGTTCATCTTCAGAACGGTTTGTTCCAACCACTTCTGTTGATCCACAGCAGATGCATTCTGATCCAGTGGTTGATCGTCTCTGTAAATCTCAAACACATTGGGTTTGATACCTCTCACCACTTTCCAAGATGTAGAGTTCACAGAAAACTCAATCTCCACCACACATCCCTTCTCATTGGTGGTGTTGATCAGTTGTGGTTTATTGATCTTACGAAATGCCTTCCCATAGAGAGAAAAACACAGAGCATCAAGAATGGTGGACTTACCTGCTCCATTAGATCCAATGATGAGAGTGGTTGATTCTTTATCTAACTCAACCTCGTTAAACTGATTTCCAGTGCTTAAAAAGTTCTTCCATCGGATCTTCTCAAATGTAATCATGTTCTTCTAGACTATGAGGCGGAATGACAACATCATCCTTAGTAATAATAGTATAACAGTGATCATGAATTTCGCACGTCTTAATCATGATCTCATCTTCGACTTCCAATACATTCATCTCAGGAAATCCAATCTCTTCCAGTTGCATGGCATATCTCGTCGCATCATCCAGTTCCTCAAAGATGTAGAGAATAGACTCTCCCTCTTCATTCTTTACTGAATAAGCTCCCTCTGTTTCCCTGCCATCAACTGCAATGATGAACATCACACTAACTCACATGCCTCTTGATAGATTTCCCTAATCAAACTCTGAATTCTAGATTTATCCAGTTCAGTTTCTGATTCTTCAATGTATCTATCAAGAATGGAAAGAGTATCCTCTGATTGGATTACTTCATCTGTTTCCTTATCATACCAACCACTAAAATCAAAGTTCTCAACAATCTTGAGATCTGCAACTCCAACAGAATAGAGTTTATCAATAAACTTTTCAAACTTCAGAGTGTTTGATTTGTTCTTAACTACCACCTTCACAATCTTATTCACATAAGGTGATGCATCAAAGAGTTGGTGATCGGTATCATCATAGGTAATGGAGTAGAACATCTTATATGGGTTATCCACATACTCGTGTTCTAATGTTTCTGTATCAAAGATGGTAAACCCTCTCAGGTCATTCACATCTGTCCAATACATCTCATAGGGATTACCTAGGTAGAAGATTCGTCCGTCAGTTGACCTTGTATGGTAGTGACCTGAAAAGACCTTTTCGAACTTCTCAAATATTGAGCTTTCCAGACCATGGTCCATGACGATCTGTCGATTAACTCTAAATCCGTTGAGCTCAAGGTGCCCCAACGCACACTTGCAACTTGTCTTTTCAATAATCTTAGTAGTGCTTGCTTCATTTTCACTATTAATCCAGGGAACGAGGAGGACATTCAGATCAGCAACAGTTGCTTCGGCTGCTTCTGAATAGACATGGACATTATCATATTCACCCAACAACAATTCAACACTATTAACAGCATTGGTGTTCTTGTAGTAAGCATCATGATTACCTGCAATCAGGTGCATCTCAATGCCTCTTTCCTTCAGTGGTTCAAACACCACTCTTTTAGACCACTGAAGAGCAGAGAAGTCAATGCCTTTACGGGAGTCAAAACAGTCTCCCATGTGAATCACATGTTGAATTCCTCTCTCATCCAGAGTAGGAAAGAAGATGTTCTGATAGAACTCTTCAAAGTAATCATGAAATAATTTAGAGTTCTTTCTGGCACCATAATGAGTGTCAGTTATAATGGCAACTTTCATCAATAACGCAACTTACTGTGCACCGCGTCCTTGATGGAATTGTAATCTGAATAATTTCCTGCGTCAAGCTCATTAGCATCGAAGACTTCATCGAAGTTAGTCTTCTCAAGAATCTTGTTCTTGATCTCCAGTTGTTTCTTCTCTTGAGAGATTCGTCTCAGGAAGGCGTAGTAGATGATTTGTGTAAAGTAAGCAAAAGGATTCTTCGACTTCTCTGAATTGAAGTTGTGCATGTAACGAACACAGTTCTCAATTCCGTCACAGATCATGTCCTCTCGGAACATGTAATTGACAAAGTTAGGTTTATAAGACAGACGATTGGCCATCTTCAGGAAACAGTCACCGATGTAACGGGGAATGGGAGGTTTGGGGTTCCCTGCTGCCTCTGCTCTCTTGACCTCTGCAAAGTAGATCTCAATGGCATCCAGAAAGTCTTTGTTATTGACGTAGTGTTCTTTGGCTTTTGGTCTTGCCATGATCTTGTATTTCTTTGTAATTGACATTCATAATGTGATTCATATTGCGTTCAT